TCCAACATCGACCCGGATCCCTGACGTTATCTGCCTGCCCTTTTCACCAGAGGAGCTTTGATCATGGAGACCATCTTCTATCTGTGCGGATTCTTTGTGCTGTGCTGCATCGGTACATGGCTAGCTGAACGGCGTGAGGGAAAAAATCTCATGCCACCACCTGACCGTAGCGTGAAGCGCAACATCGAGATCGCCGACGATATGAATCGTCTGAACAACAAACATTGGAGGCAGGTATGAGTAGGGAAGCTATAGAAAAAATTGATGCCGACCCACACCTGAGAGCCGCGTTCCAGTTGGGTTACCGGCAAGGGACAGAATCTGGGTTTAAAAATGTACTACTACATGTAAGTGTTGAGGCATACCTGCTTGGTGCTGGTTATGTCACGGAGGAAGAGTTAGCAGAGGCCCATGCCTACGCTAGTGAAAGGCAGGAAGAAGAAAGCTTCCCGCGTACCAAACCCCCGCGTACCAAGACCTGATTTGCTTTTGTGTTTTTGATTTTGTATAATTCTTCTGTCGATAAACCAAAACCTTGAGGAACAAAACATGGCTACGAATCTTTCGGCTCCGAAGAGCCAGACCACCCTTGCATCGAGCGGCGTTCTTGTCACGGTCAAGATGACCACAACGACTTTGAGCGTCAGCAACAAGGCAGTCTCCGACGAGATCTGCGCGCAGAAGCGGGCCGACAACGATGCGGGCAACTTCATCCAGAAGCTGATCGGCAAGAACGAATATCATCAGGCTGTCATGTCCTACCGTGCCACGATTGATGCGTGGATGAACGGGCTGGGCTATGAGTGGGGTGGCCGCTGGTACATCGTGCCGACGATCAACTATCCGCGACTGCAAGCGGAGTTCAATGCCCATAAACTTGAGTTTACAAAGCGGGTGAATGAGTTCCTTGGTGAGTACCAGAATGTGCTGGGCAATATCGCCTTCAAGCAGGGGGATATGTTCGACCGCACCAAGTACCCGACCGTGGATGAACTGCGTGACAAGTTCAGCCTGACTCTCTCGACCATGCCTGTACCTGACAATGACTGGCGCGTTAAGGTGTCCGCTGACATAGCGCAGGATCTGCACGATCACTACCAGCACCAGCACAACGAGACGCTGATCGAGATCGGACGGAAGCAGTCTGACAAGCTCAGGGAGTTCATCACGCGCCTGATCAAGGCGTGTACGGTGGATGTCGATCAGGATGGCAAGGTCAAGCGCGGTCGATTGTATGACTCCACCATCGAGCAGGCTCTGGAGTTGTGCGATCACATTGCACAGTTCAATCCGATACAGGATGCCAAGCTCGATCAGATCCGCGTGGAGTTGTCGAACCTGCTCCGCAACGTGAGCGTCCCTGCCTTGAAGGAGTCCGACTCCTTGCGTACCTCGACCAAACAGAACCTCGACAGCATCCTGTCCGCTTTCGGTCGATAACTTGACATTGCCCCTGTGGGGAGTAGGATTGCTGCTCCCCCGTTTTCTCAATCGTTTTCAATCATCACTTCAGAGGATAAAACATCATGTCCACGTATCCCCGTGTTTCGATTTCCGACCTGCGCCGCATGATCCCCGTCATCGGCACAACCATCACTCCGCTGATCCTGTCTGAACCGGGCTGCGGCAAGACCTCGCTGCTGAACCTGATCATGCAGGACATAGGGTCTGGCTATGACGGCATCTATGTAGACGGTGGCTCGCTGAACTATGGCGACATCGGCAGCTATATCCCGGTGCATGAGACCAAGACTCTTGAGTTCTATGTAGCCAAGCTGTTCAACCTGTCCGACCCGCGCCCCAAGGTGATCATGATCGATGAGTTCACCAAGGTGCCCAAGGTGCTGCGCCCGACCATCACCCGCCTGATCCTTGAGCGTTGCGTCGGTGATATCAAGCTGCCTGATGGTTCGATTGTCATTGCCAATGGCAACCTTTCGAGCGACGGCGTGGGCGACTTCCTCGCAGCGCATGAGGGCAACCGTGTCGCTGTGTTTGAGATGGAGAAGCCCCGTGCGCTTGATGATGCTGGCAATCCGTCTGACTGGTTGATCTGGGCTGCAGAGAACGGTGTTTCGTCTATCACCCGCACGTTCGCTGCCATGACGCCGACTGCGTTCGCCTCTTATCGTGACGATAAGAACAACACCAACCCCATGATCTTCAATCCACGTACCAACAACGTGACATTCCTGTCGCTGCGTTCGCTGACCAAGGCAGACAAAGCGTTCGTTCAGAACCGTCATATCCTTGGTGAGAAGATCCTGTTCGCAGGTCTCGCCGGTACGATTGGGGAGGCAGCAGCGCGCGCTCTGATGAACTACATCGCCATCGGGTCTAACTTGATCTCGACCGCTGATGTTGTGAAGGATCCCGACGGGGTCAAGGTGCCGACCAATATCGGTGCGCTGTATATGATGATCTTCAACGCTGTGGAGCAGCTTGCCACGCAGGATCAGTTGACTGCGTTCATGAAGTTTGTCAGCCGCACCGGGTCGAACGAGATCGAGGCTGTGTTCTTCTCAATGCTGGCAGCCAATGCCAAGACCGCTCGCATGGCACGAGGCAATCCCACGATCAACAAGTGGCTGCTCGACAACCACCAGATCGTCTGATCCCGACAATCTCACGAGGACTACAACATGAACGAGAATATCCACAAGGCAGATACCCTGCTCAAGCGGGCGAATGTCACGCTGGTGAATCACAAGGCGACTCGCATGTTCGCTCCCTTCATCGTGGCTGGGTCATGGAAGGTCGAGGCAGATCCTGCCAAGTGCCCGACCGCATACACGGATGGACGGCGCGAGGTGTACGGTGCTGACTTTGTCTGCCGTCTGCCCAACGAGAAGCAGGTGCGGTTCCTTGTCATGCACGAGAACGGTCATGAGTTCCTGCTGCACATGCAGCGTCGCACCCCGGACATGAAGGCCGATCCGCAGCTTGCCAACATAGCGATGGACTATGCGATCAACGGCATGCTGGTCAAGATTGCCAATGAGTATCCCGATCTGTTGGAGATGATCCCGTCCGCGCTGTACGACGCCAAGTACGATGGCTGGTCTGTCCTGCAGATCTTCCGTGACCTCAAGCAGAACGGGGGCGGAGGGGGTGGGCAGTCTCTTGACCAGCACGATGCGTCTGATGCTGACAATGCCACGCCAGAGCAACAGGCTGTACGTGAGAAAGAGATACTCGATGGACTGCAGCAGGGTGCGCTGATGGCAGGGCTTCTGAACGACACCATTCCGCAGCAGGTTGGTGATGCGCTCTCGCCTGTCGTTGACTGGGAGAAAGAGACAGAAGAGTTCCTGTCCGAGGTAAGCAATGGCCGGGATGACCTGACGCTGCGACGCTATGACCGCAGGCGCGTAGCAGATGATCTGTACTACCCGGACGTAGAGTCTGAGACTCTCGGCGAGATCGTTCTCGCGCCTGATGTTTCGGCATCAACGTGCGGCGAGGTGCTGGACAAACTGATAGCTACGATGCAGGACTTCTGCCAGCGCACCAAGCCATCCAAGCTGCGTGTTCTGTGGTGGGACACTCAGGTCAACTCTGAGCAGATATTCGATGCGTCATCCTACGACACGATCAAGGACATGCTGCGTCCGACAGGTGGCGGCGGTACGCGGGTGGGCTGCGTGTCTGACTACATCACTAAGCGTGGCATCAAGGCAGACGCTGTGCTGGTGTTCACCGACGGGTACGTCGAGTCTCAGATTGACTGGCGCGTGACTGCGCCATCGTTGTGGCTGGTAACTGAGCGTGAATCATTCACCCCGCCAAGCGGCAGGCTTGTGCGGATCAAGCAATAAGGAGATCAACATGGACTACGAGAATCTTTTCCATCCGCACCTTTCCACGCAACAGATGCGGGAGGGTCTGATTAAATCCAAGCTGTGGCCGTTAGTGACTGGCATCGTCTCTCTGTCGGCCAATCGGCTCAAGGTGTCTAAAGTTTATTTGAACTACCAAAGCGATACAGGCGATGTGCAGCCCGTCGCGCTGCTTACTGATTCAAACGGCATCCACGCCTTCCAGTTAAAGATCAAGGACAGCCAGTTTGAACTCAACACGCCGCTATATGGCAGCGGCTTTGGTATAGCCGCATTTAATCCGGCTCTGCGAAGCAGGAATGTAAATCAGATTCTGTCGCGTGTTGCTGAAGATAGGTCTAGCCGTACCTATGGAAGAGGCCCGCGAAGAAAGGGCGACATACGGCATATCGGCGATAATCTGGATGAGTTCTTAAACCGCAACCAACGTGTATTCATCCATAATTTCTCTGTGCTTGGTGGAAAATTAGCCAGAGAAGTTAGGAGAGCAATTCCTAGCAACTCCTATAGCTATCATGAATACGAGATGATGGACTTAATTGATCTGGTAATGGCAAATGGAACGCTGACTAGCGACATGCAGCGTACAAAAGATAAGCTGGTCAACATGCGTCCGACGCTGGAGAAAAACATACGTGAGCGTGAAGAACTGAGAATGGCTGCGCTTCACAATGACAAGTGGGCAATGTATATATCAGGCTCAGGCTTTGTTTCAGTTGGCAAGATCAACCTCAAGGACTGGGTAGCCGCTTCTTTTTTCGGGGAGCGCACTGATAATGACGATGTGTATAAGTCTATAAATATCATTCGCCCATTCCAGATTTATAGATCTCTGAACGCACTCGACCCGGAGATTGCTCACGAGATAAACGCGCGGCTCACGATGGACAAGGCTGTGCTGCAGCACAATCACCCGGACGTATTCCGTAACTCCTACCCCGAGGTCAACCCGAACAACCTGCTTCCATTTGATGATTTAGTAGACGCCACGATTGGGTATTCGACATGGACACAGGGCTGGTCACAGGAGCATCCGAAGTGGGTGATGTTCGATGCGTAACAAAAAACGTATTAAAAATACCGCAGTCGAAGTGGCTGGAGTCGAAGTGGCTGGAGCGGTAATGCAGAAGGCTTTTCAGCGGGACGAGAACTACCTAGATCAGATAGGCAGGCTGTCGCCCATAAGGCTTGATGCGAATCCTGACGATCAGGTTTTGTATATCAGCATCTTGGCATTACCAGATAACAGGTACGCTATGTATGTTGATAATAAAGTTCTGTACTACACGTTGGATGAAATGCCGGACTGGGCGCGGACAAGTTTGCTTTTGGTCAAAAGTAGGAGCAGTATTGGCTACACAAGCAAGACCTATGAAGACATGTCGTTGGGTGAGTATCAAAAGCTGGTAACAGAAGTGTTCCGACCGTTCTATTCATCAGATAGCTTTGTTGACGTAGGGTTCATGCCTATACCGGGTGTTTACTGTATCGCTGTTAACGCAGACAAACTTTCACTGGAGACGAATCATGAATGGGTTCTTTGAAATTCTTGACCGACTGTTGATCTGTTTTTCTTTCTTCTGCATGGGGTATTGCTTGAGTACGCTTGTCACTATTTCACAAGAACAGAAGTGGCGCGAGAAGCGTTGGCAGGAAGAAGAACAGAGACTCAAGGAGTTATTCCGTGAGACCAAAGTCTAATAAAGTTCTTGAGATCGCTGTGTCTGATGGTGTAGAGCGGGGCTGGCACCGCGCGCATAAGCACAACGACACTCCGACTCCAGAAAATATTTGCGATCATATATGCCAAGCCGTGTTAGAAGAGATCGATGAGTGGTTCGACATGCAGGAGAATGGCATGCATGATTGACGAAGAGATCATCAAGAAGGCCGGATCTGTTTGGCAGCGAACGCGAGGCACGATGGACACGTATCTCAAATTGGTAGTGCAGTTTGCCCGTGAGGATGAGCGCGAGGTCTGCGCCAAAGTTGTAGACCGTAAGATGAACGGCTGGACTCTGGGCAAGGAAGTCTCTGACGCAATCCGTGGAGGTGAGAAATGAAGATCGGAGCCTTCATCCTGTTCATAGCAATCGTCTTAATGTGGAGGGCAGAGCGGTGAAGACTTGGGTAGCTGCAGCAATAGGCGGCACGTTGGGTGCTTTCATAGGCAATGCCTTTAACGAACAACTTAAAGATAAACCTGAGTTTACAAAGACCACGCTCGCCAAGATCCATGAGTGCCATGACAAGGGCCGACTGGCTGTCATCACGCATGACGAGAATGGTGAGTACGTTGTCTGCAACAAGACCAGCAAAGAATGGAACGAAATCTTCAAAGGTAAGAAGCGTGAAAGTTAAGCTGTTCAATGCGCCGATAAACAGTACGATAAAGGTTGACGGACAGGTTCTTGATTTCCGTCATGTCGATGGCATGTATAGTCTGTGTTTCGATTCACAGGGTAGACCTGTGCATATCGCGGCGTGGGCTGAAGTGGAGGTGCTAGATGGCGACAACGCCGGAAGCGAAAGTAAAAACGAAAGTGAAGTCGATACTGAGTAAGCTAGGTGCTTACTATGCAATGCCCATCGGTACAGGATATGGACACTCTGGAGTGCCGGACTTCCTTGTCTGTCTGCAGGGCCGCTTCATAGGTATCGAATGTAAAGCAGGTAAGGGTAAGACCACCGCACTACAAGACAAACATCTTGAACAGATAGTAAGTGCTGGCGGTATTACCTATGTCATCAACGAAGAGAATGTTAGTTGGTTGGAAAGTTGGTTAGTAAATTCACTACTGGAGAAAGACAGTGATTAAGTCGAAGAAGACAAAGTCGAAGAAGTCAAACAAGGTCGAGCAGGGCAACAAGGCGGCACAGATCCGTGTTCTGTTGGCTGAAGGTTTGTCAGTCGAAGAGATCGCCAAGAAGCTCAAGTTTGCCAAGCCCTACGTCCAGCAGGTTCGCTGGCATTGGAAAAAGGATGCCAAGAAGACCAAGGCCAAGATCAAGGCTGCAGAAAAGAAGAAGGTCGCGATTTCGTCCCGGCTGGAGAAGCCGGAGAGAAAGACTCTGGCCGACCTGCTGGCAGGCTCTAACCTTTTCAGGGACGAGAAAGATATGGTCAACTCGCCCGCTCACTATACGGTGGGTGGCATTGAAACGATTGACTTTATCGAGGCCAAGGACTTGAGTTATCATCTGGGTAACGCAGTCAAGTACATTAGCCGCGCCCCGCACAAGGGTCGCCAGATCGAGGATCTGAAGAAGGCTCGATGGTATCTCGACCGCGAGATTAGCCTGATCGGGGAGGGTAATCATGGTCAGTCCTGCGGATGACGAGTTCAGTGCCGAGGTCAACGGCATCTCGCTGAAGGTTCTGGATCTTTTTAACGAGCTAGAACTGGATGTCACGGCTTGCATGGCCGTGCTGTCTGTCCTGATAGTGTCAGGAGCAGCGTCTGTACAAATGCCCAAGGAGGTTTTCCTGTCTACGCTGGGGAGGCTGTATGACACGCGGAAAGCCCATGAACAGATGATGAGGGGATCCTCTAGCATCCTTCAGTAATCCTTGGTATAGTCAGCCCGCATCCATGAGCTTGGGGCAGGGAGAAATCCCTGCCTCCTTTTTTGAGGGCGGGTACTTGGCTGACATTGCCGACATTGCACAAGAACAACAGGAACGCGAAGAAGAGTGGCGCAAAGTCTCTCCCTACGTGTTGCCTCAAGGAATGCCGGGTGACTGTCGGGTATGCGAAGAGTTCTCACCGCGACTAATCAAGGGAGTCTGCGCTCCATGCCGCGACAAGTATGGACTAGGTTGATGCAGTTCTTTGACAAAGAACATAAAGACGAGGTCGAGCATCTGAAGGATCTGCTGCGTGAGGCGCAGGCATTCATACTACAGCGTGGTGTCTATTATTACGCCGACAACAGACGCGGGCCTGCTTCAGACTTGTCCAAGCGCATCGATGACGCACTCGCAAACAACAGTTTCTTTGGTGATAAATGAGCGTTACAGATCTTAGTGAGTTCAATGGATGCCGGGCGCTATGGGCGTCCGTTTTGTTGCAGGCCATCAAGGACATTGATAGCGCAAGCGAATCACGCGCTGCGAAGACATGGATGTATAGAAGCCTGAATAAAGGGGCAGGATCTTTTCATTGGATCTGCAACATGCTAGAGCTAGATGAGCAGCAGATCGCTACAACGTGCCTCACTAGGGAAGGACGCTGGAGAATTCTTGGGCCACAACACATTGGGTTGAGAGCCTACAGACAACTTGTACAGGAAAAATTATGTCAGCAAAAAAGGGAAAGACTGCGGATACCAAAAATGGTATGGAAGACTCGCAAGAGTTAGAGTTTTACTTGATAAATGACGATACATTTGCTGATCTTGTTCAGCAGATCGGCAACCTGTCAAACGAAGTAGATCAGTTAAAGGAAGAAAATGAATCCCTCTCCGAAAGAGTCGCCGACCTCGAAAGACGCATCACAGCCGCCCGTTACAGTTAAACGCTGTCAGTATTGCTGGAAGACCGGGGCCACCAAGCTGGTTCGTACCAGTAGCGGAGTGCGTCGCTGGAAGTGTGAGCATTGCATTGCCCGCAAGAATCTCAAGGGTATGTACTAGGGGCAGGCCGTGAGCTTTATAACTCTGGACTGGGAAACCTATTACTCCAAAGAGTTTTCGTTGTCTAATAAAATGACGACGGAAGAATACATCCGTGATCCTCGCTTTGAGGTTATTGGTGTAGGCATCAAGGTCGATGACGAAGAGTCTCGCTGGTTTAGTGGCAGCCATGAAGAGATCAAGCAATGGCTCAACCAATTTAATTGGAGCGAGTCCGCTGTCCTTTGCCACAATACTTTATTCGATGCGCCGATCCTTGAGTGGATCTTTGATTTCCATCCGGCGTATTACTACGACACGCTCAGTATGGCGAGAGCCGTACACGGGCTTGAAGCAGGCGGGTCTTTAGCCGCGCTTGTTGAACGATACAATCTTGGTAAAAAAGGTACGGAGGTACAGAATGCGCTTGGTAAAAATCGTAGGCAGTTCAGCAGTGGTGATCTTCATGATTACGGTCGCTACTGCTGTAATGATGTGGATCTCACTTATCGACTCTTCCGTGTCCTGTCGGTAGATTTTCCACAGCTAGAGTTCGACTTAATCGATCTGACGATCAAGATGTTCACGCGCCCGCAGTTGATGGTGGATGACTTCCTCCTGACGCAGCGACTCGATGATGTCAAACGTGAGAAGGTCGAACTCCTAGCAACGCTTAAGAGCAAGCTGAGTTGTGAGACTGAGGAAGAAGTCCGCAAGTTACTTGCCAGCAACAAGAAGTTTGCGGAGGTTCTAGGGGCTTGGGGTGTAGATCCACCCCTCAAGATTAGCCCCACTACGGGTAAGGAGACGTTCGCATTCTCCAAAACTGACGAAGGGTTCTTGAATCTTCAAGCTCATGAAGATCCCTTCATTCAACAGTTGTGCGCTGTCCGTCTGGGTACTAAATCAACCATCGAGGAGAGCCGCATTGAACGATTCATTGACATCGGTAACCGTAATGGAGGCTGGCTTCCTATTCCTCTACGTTATTACGGCGCCCATACTGGTCGTTGGTCTGGGCTGGATTCGGTCAACCTACAAAATCTACCGAGCCGAGATAAAAAGAAGAAAGCTCTTAAGAATTCAATCATTACGCCGCCGGGTCATGTAATCATCAACTGTGACTCCAGCCAGATTGAAGCCCGCGTCTTGGCATGGTTGGCTGGACAGGAAGATGTAAATTCCCAATTCGCAAATGGCGAAGATGTGTACTCGATCTTTGCCAGCAAGATCTACAAGAAGACAATCTCCAAGGCTAATCCCATCGAACGCTTTGTCGGCAAGACATGCGTGTTGGGTCTGGGTTACGGAACAGGCGCAGAGAAACTCAGGCATACCCTGAAGACGCAGCCACCCGGTGCCGATCTCAAGCTCGATGAATGCAAGAACATTGTCAGCATCTACAGATCGACAAACTATAAGATTCCCGAGCTATGGTCAGAGTGCGACAAAGCACTTGATGCTATGCTTAACAATCGGGATCACGGATTCATCGACGCCAATGACACTGTCTGGGTAGGACGGCAGGGTATTCGGTTACCCAACGGACTCTATATCCGCTATGCGAATCTGCGGTTAGACGACAACAAGATGCTATATGACTCTCGCCGTGGCCCGGTCAACATCTGGGGCGGGGCTATGGTTGAGAATATCGTACAGGCTCTGGCACGGATCATCGTGGGTCAGCAGCTTCTGTGGGTACAGGACGCAGGATATCGCGCTGCCCTGACGGTGCATGACGCAGGTGTCTGGGTTGTCCCCGAAGCAGAGAAAGATATTGCTATGGGCAGAATCACAGAGATCATGTCTCGCCCGTTGGATTGGTGTCCAACACTCCCTGTTTCCTGTGAAGCAAAGACAGGATTGCGATACGGAGATTGCTGATGGATCTCGATATCAATACCCCGAAAGGACAGGAGTCCTTGGCGCAGGAGCGAAAGCTCCTTGAAGCGTTTAGCAGCAGCATGGGTTGGCAAATCATCGAGACTGACAAGGAACAGCCTGCTCAGGTTGATGGGTTCCTTGTTGAGAACAAGACGATTGTCGGGGTATTTGAGGCCAAGTGTCGTAAGGCAACCATCAAGCAGATGGAGAACTGGGGATCTGAATGGCTCCTCACTCACCAGAAATTGTTAGATGGGATTGAGATAAGCAGGCGGCTGCGTGTACCGTTTTATGGCTTGATCTATCTGCTCAATGATGGGGTAGGTGTATACATAAAGCTGACTGATAACACCGGCACGTTGCTTCCTGAAGTAAAGATTCGGGTGGAGAACACCGAGACGCAGGCCACCATAAACGGTGGAAAGGTAGTCCGGGCTAATGCTTACATTGATCTGTCCACTAGCTATATCTTTGCGGTGCGTGAATAATGATTAAATGGTCTTTCAGCGGGCTGAAGCAATACGTCAACTGCCCGAAGCAGTATCATGAAGTAAAGATACTGAATAACTATACTGTCACGGTAACCGAGCAGATGCTATACGGCTCTGCCGTACATAAGGCATTAGAGGATTACGTTCGGGACGGCGTCCCGCTTGCCAAGAACTACGAGCGATTCAAGCCCGCTGTCGATGCGCTGCTTGAGGTTCCCGGCATGAAATACCCTGAGCTTCAGATGGCTCTGAAAGCTGATCGAGTAACTCCTTGCGCGTTCGATGATCCTGAGTATTGGGTTCGGGGCATAGCAGACTTACTGTCCATCGACCGTGATACTGCCTACATTATCGATTACAAGACCGGCAGTGCGAGATACCCGGATCCGAAGCAGCTAAAGCTCATGGCCCTGATGGTGTTCGCCAAGTTCCCCGGAGTCGATTTCATCAAAGCTGGGTTATTGTTTGTCATGCATGATGTGTTCATTGATGAGCAGTATCACCGCAGGGAGATCCCCAAGCTCTGGGAGGCGTTCGATCCCAGCCTAGCCCGCTTGACAGTTTCGCACGAACAGGGTACATGGAATGCTAATCCGTCCCCGCTATGCGGGTGGTGTCCTGTTACGTCCTGTGACTTCTACAAACCCAAACGTCATAAATAGGAACGAGCATGCCGTATGTAAATAAAGCGCGACCCTACAAGAAAGAGTACAAGCAGCAGGTCGCCCGTGGTGAACACGAAGATCGGATGGAGCGGCAACGCGCTCGCCGTGCCTATGACAAGAAGGGCATTAGTCGCAAGGCCAAGGATGTTGCTCATGTCAAAGCTCTGTCCAAGGGCGGTACCAATCGTGATGGAACAAGACTAGAATCCCCCCACAAGAATCGTTCATTTCGGCGTAAGTCGGACGGTTCGATGAAGTAGCCCCATAAGGCATGAGTGGGGGCAAAGCGGAGTTTGTTCATGTTCTCCGCAAACCATGCCAGTCTGAGCTTGGGTTTACGTCTAAATGCCTCGCATTAGATTCCTCCCCGAGTGATCAGGCCGACTAACCCCCGTAAGGGGTATTCGTTTTAACTGAGTGAGTTATGCAGATAGTTGAAGACACTGCTCTACAAGTGCGATTGCCAGAAGATTTGTCAAACAAAGTTCTGCAGCACGTTGAGCGAAGCGAAGTAGTTAGTAGGACTCCGTCTCACCAAGACTTGTTGGTGTACTGGGGATACAGGGAGAGTTCCTATCTTGCTTACTTGCTCGATGAAGAGCAGCCCAACGATGCTATTCCAGATATACCGTCGCCCATCCTGCGGGATTACAAGTGGCCCGGAATACATCAGCCCTTCAACCACCAGAAAACAACCGCGTCTTTCTTAAGTCTGCGTCAGAGAGCATTCTGCTTTAACGAAGCCGGAACGGGTAAGACTTCAGCCGCGATCTGGGCGGCAGATTACCTGATGGACATTGGCGTAATTAAGAAGGTCTTAATCGTCTGCCCGCTATCGATCATGTATACAGCGTGGCAGGCTGACGTATTCAAAACAGCTATGCATCGTACATGCGGCGTAGCCCACGGCGAACGTGAGAAGCGGGTCAAAGTCCTTAACGCCAACTACGATTTCGTAGTTATAAACTTTGATGGAGTCGGTACAGTATTCGATGAGCTAGTCGCGCAACAGTTTGACCTAATCATTATCGATGAGGCCAACGGCTATAAGAATCCTCAGACGCGGCGATGGAAGACTCTAGCTAAACTTATCACCGCATCCACCCGGCTATGGATGATGACAGGCACCCCTGCAAGCCAAGGGCCGCTAGATGCATTCGGGCTGGCTAGGCTGGTCTCTCCGCACCGCGTACCGAAGTACATCACCGCATGGCGACACGCTGTCTTGATTCAGCGTAGCAAGTTTGTATGGCAACCCAAGCCAGACTCAAAGGATAGGGTGCATTACGCGCTGCAGCCTGCCGTGAGATTCACCAAGAAAGAATGCTTGGATCTGCCCGAGGTTGTGTATCAAACCCGCGACGTTCCCATGACGCCACAAGTTCATCAGTATTATAAAAAGCTGAAGGACGAGTTCTTGATAGAAGCGGCAGGAGAAGAGGTTACTGCAATCAATGCAGCCGCGAGACTTAACAAGCTACTGCAGCTTTCTGGCGGCGCGGTATATACAGATAACCGAGATGTTATTGAATTCGATATCTCGCCGAGGCTAAATGCCTTGATGGAAACACTTGACGAAACGTCAAACAAAGTGCTAGTGTTCGTACCTTATCACCATACAATTCAAGTAGTTACAGAGTTCCTTTCAAAACACGGAGTTACAAATGAAGTTATCAGTGGTGACGTATCAGCTAGTGCGCGGTCGCGCCTCATAGACAAATTCCAACAGCAAGCTGATCCGAAAGTACTTGTAATCCAACCTCAAGCAGCCTCGCACGGCGTGACGCTTACTGCCGCAGACACAGTTGTGTTCTGGAGTCCTGTCATGAGTGTGGAGACGTACATACAGTGTATCGGTCGTATCGACCGCGTCGGTCAGAAGAACAGCATGACAGTCGTGCATCTTCAGGGATCTGACGTAGAGCGCCGTGTGTACAAGATGCTTCAAGGCAAAGTCGATTCACATCAACAACTAGTAGATTTGTATAAGCAGGAGTTGAACTCATGAGTGTCAATACAGATGAACTGACGGAAGCGTATCTCGCTATCCGTACGGAACGAGAGAAGTTGCTCAGGGACTACGAAGAAAAAGACGGGCAGTTAAAGACCCAGCTTTCAGTTCTTGAACAAGAGCTTCTTTCAGTATGCAACAGCGTCAATGCAGATAGTCTCCGCACCAAGCATGGCACGATCATGCGTAAGCTGAACGAGCGGTTTTTCTGCAGCGACTACGACAGCTTCAAGAAGTTCGTAATGGACAACAACGCTGTCGATCTCTTGGAACGCCGGATCCACCAAGGTAATTTCCGGCAATTCATGGCCGAACACGCTGACGATGGTCTGCCTCCGGGCGTCAATGTTTTGCGTGAATATGGCGTATCAGTACGTAGAGCTACCAAGTAGGAGTCATCACAGTGTCTAACGAACTTTCTGTAATCAAGAACGCGCTTGCTCAACTTCAACTGGGAGTCGATGAGGACACCCTTGCAGTCGCTGGCGGTCCTAGTAGCAACAAGCGCATCAGCATCAAGGGCGGTGTATTCCGTAAATTCGCTGGCGGTAAGGAAGTTGCCGCTGTTGAGGATCGGCACCTGAACGTAGTCTTTGTAAAGATGGCTCACAATCCGAGCCGCATGTATTACGAAGAGCTTTACACCGAAGGAGCGCGGATCTCGCCTTCCTGCTGGTCTACGGATTCCAAGACGCCGGATCCTGACGTTAAGAACCCCAAGGCTTCTGCCTGCGACAAGTGTCAGTTCAGCGTCAAGGGATCTGCTGCTAATGGCAAATCATCTGCATGCCGTCTGTCTTGGCGTACTGCTGTCGTTCTGCCGAATGATCCCAGCGGCGATGTCATGCAGCTTGTCATTCCGGGTGGCTCGATCTGGGGCGATGAGGATAGCGGTCGGTGGCCGTTCCGAACCTACATCAAGATGCTTGCCAGCAATAATATCAGCGCCACTCGCGTTGTAACCAAGATGCAGTTTGACACCAAGTCGCCTGCACCGAAGTTGCTGTTCTCGCCAGTCGCGGCAGTTGATGCGGATACACTCACATCCATTGTGGATCAAGGTAAATCGCAGGCTGCTGAGCTTGCGGTCAAGCTGACCGTGTTCCATATGGACGATGAAAAGAACGCAACTAGCGAAGAGCCTCAGACTCCTGCTGCTCCCAAGGTCGCAGAGCCGGTTCTCCGCAAGACAGAATCCGCCCAACCCGCTGATTCTGCTGACATCATTAAGCGCTGGTCGAAGAAATAATGTCACGTTCTTACAGCCAGAAGTTCTTGCTGGCGCTTAACAAGAACGACAAAACAGGTCCGGGCGTGGACTTAGGTAAGTTGTGCGTAGAGTATAACTTGCCTGCCAGCTACGTCGCTAAAGTTCTGGATGTCACCCGGATGACGGTCTATAGTTGGTTCCACGGACGCGCGATCCGCGTTAGTCTGCTTCCCAAGGTAGAGGCTCTCTCAAAGCTCCTACGCGAAGATGCAGCGGCTGGCAAGCTGCCCGCCAAGAATAACGTCGATGCGAAGCTGTATTTGGAATCAATGATCGGGACGTCTCTTTGATTTAACCCGAGGTGTAGGTCAATAGCTGGCGGGGCTAATAACCCCGCCATTTCGTCTCTGCGAACATGAACAACTTCTACAAAAACATACTGCCATCGCAGGGCATCTATTGCGTCACCAGCATTGGGAGAAACGGGTTCGCCCGTAATCTTTTTGCCGAGTCAATCGATGCCTTGCTATCCATAATCGAATCAGCAAGTCAAGGAGGCAATAATGTATTTTTCGCAGTAAGCAGCTTTAAGGGTCATAGCCGCAAGGCTGACAATGCCGCCTATACCCGGTCGTTCTTTATCGATCTGGATGTGGGTGATGGCAAGGGCTACTCCTCCAAAGACGAGGCGCTGTCGGCCCTAGATACGTTCATCACAGCGAACGAGTTACCCCCACCAGTCGTGGTGGATTCGGGTAATGGTGTTCATGCTTACTGGGCCTTTGATGATGATATAGCTACACCTGAATGGAAGGTGTACGCCGAGAAGTTCAAAAAGTTCTGTCTGGACAAGGGGTTACATATAGACCCCGCCGTGACGGCTGATGCGGCCCGGGTACTGCGCTGCCCGGATACGTATAATCATAAGAACACGCCGCCGACACCGACCCAGATCTTAAGCCAATTCGATTCCGCTTATTCGTTTGATTCATTTGTAGAATATCTAGGCAAAGAGGAGCCGACTGGGCTTGCTGCCCTTGGCATTCTGCCCGGGCTTGACGCGGATACGTCCGCTATCGCTCGCAAGGAAGACGATAATTTTGAGTATGTTTTCGCCGAGCTTGCTGTCAATAGCTTGCACGGCAGCGGGTGCAACCAGATTAAGTACATTCTGGAGAACGCTCGCACTCTACCTGAGCCTTTGTGGTATGCGGGGCTTTCGGTAGCAAGCCGCTGTGTCGATGCCGATACGGCTATCCATGACATGTCAATCGATTACGAGGGATACTCGCGTGAAGAAACTATTCGCAAGTCTGAACAATCTCTTAGGGAAGCTACTTGGGCGCACGGATGTGACGCCTTCAACCGGCTCAACCCCGGAGCCTGCCAAACCTGTCCATTTCGGGGTCAAGTCACTTCTCCTATCAGACTCGCCCGCAAGCTCAAAGAAGCCTACGCCCAAGAAAGTTGTGAAGCGGACGAAGTACGGGAAGAAGCGAATTCCGAGAAAATACCGGAATCCCTAAAGCTGCCAGCGGACTTGTTCCCGTTCGTACGTGCGGCGGGCGGGAGCATCTTTTACGTGCCTCCTCCTAAAGAAGATAAGGACGGCAACAAAAAGCAGGACGATCCTATCTGTGTGTTCCCGCACGATGTCTACCCGCTCAAGCGGGTTAAGGGGGGACAGGATGGCGACTGCCTAATCGTCCGGGCAGTTACTCCCAAGGATCCGTTGCAGGAATTCGTCCTGCCAATCCGCAGCATCTACATACAAGACGAGATGAAGAAGCGCCTGCCGGACAACGGCGTGTATCCAACAACCTACGCAGTTAGGCAAGGATATGTATCGGACTACTTCCTCAAGTGGGCGACGTACCTACAGAACAAGGAGACAGCAGACATCATGCGCGGACAAATGGGATGGACTGAAGATAAGAGTACATTCGTAATCGGTAACAGCGAGATACTTGAGGACGGCACCCTACGCGCCACTGCCGCTGCGCCGAGTATCAGGAATGTATCAAAGCTGGTACACACTGCTGGTACATACGAGACTTGGAAAAAGCAAGCTGCTTATCTAAATACACCGGGCTGGGAGATACATGCGTTCGGCATGCTCTGCGGATTCGGCTCTCCCCTCATGTCCTTTACTCCGATCAGCGGCCTGACTGTCTGCTTCATGAGTCCTGAGTCTGGCACGGGTAAGTCCGGCACCCTGTACGCTGGCTTGAGCCTCTTTTCCAAGCCCCATGAATCTAGCGTACTAGAGGGAGCCTCGACGGATAACGCCTACGTGGGCCGCTATCTGGCTTTCAAGAACCTAATGTTCGGCGTTGACGAGGTCTCCAACATCGGGCCTGAGAAACTCTCTACCCTTATCCATAGAATCTCACAGGGTAAGGCCAAGCTGCGTATGCAGTCCTCAATCAATTCCGAGCGTGAGATCGAGCAGTCTGCTGCCATGATCGCGTTCTTTACATCGAACAAAGATCTATACGAACTACTGCGTACCTTCAAAGGCAGCCCGGATGGCGAGATGGCGCGACTGATGCAGTTCAACATCAGGAAGCCTCATGAGATGAACCTCGATTCAGCTTTTGGCCGCGCTGTATTTGATCCGTTCAATCATAACTACGGACACGCTGGTCCGCTGTTTATTCGCTACCTGTATTCGCGTGGTCTTAGCCATGTCAAGTCGGTAGTGGACAGGTGGTTGATACGGGTCGAGAAGGATATGGGTGGCGACTCAGCGTATCGCCATTACGTGGCAGGCATAGCGGCTTCATTCGCTGGCGGGGAACTTGCTGCTGAGGGTGACATTATCCACTACGATCTTGAGCGCATTTATAACGCGCTGATGGTGGAGGTGATGCAGCTTAGGGATAGCACGGTCAAGCTTAACCAGATTGACTACAAGAGCCTGCTGTCTGACTTTGTTCACGAATACCACTCTGGGTTTCTGGTGCTGGACAATGACCGGGTCGTATCAGAGCCGCGCAACACCGCGCTGGTAGGGCGTATCGAGGTGCATAACAGCGTCCAGTACATCTCCAAGAAGGAGTTCAAGTCTTTCCTAGCCAAGCTGCAGATTAGTGCGGCAGAGTTTGAGAAGGCTATGAAGCGGGATGGGCTGCTTGTAGAGAGCAAGAAGTGCAGGCTCTCGACAGGTTGGAAGGAGGGCATGATCACGCCGCCTATCGCCGTATACGCCTTCAAGGCAGATAGTCTTGATGAAGTGCTGGCAAAGGTAAATGTCGCTTGACGCCTACGAGGAGCCGGAATGGCTCCTGCCCTTTGAGGATATGAGGGTCGGGGATAGTTTCTTTGTCCCCACTCTCCGCCCTGCCCAGTTAGTTTACGTAATGAATACGCGAGCCAAAGTCGCTGGGGTTAAGGTATCTGCCCGTCCCGCTTGTAAAGACGGCAACCTTGGCGTCCGCGTCTGGCGTATTCGTTAATCTTCGTCTTCGTCTTCTTCGCCAGCATTAGGATCGTAGTTCTGAATCAGATACTGACGTAACTTCGGATCCAGTCGTACGCCATTGACAGACTCAAGTCCTTTCTTTACACGCTGACGGACTGACTGCGCCAGATCATCTCCACTAATAGCTTTAGTGGGGAACTTCATATTAAACCGCCGAATATTATTTATAGCATCCTGCATACCTTCAGGATCGCCAGCAGACCTAGCGGCATAGAACTGTTCGTATAGATTAGTCTTACGCTCATTGATAGCTTTATCCGCCATCTTCTGCGCCCCGGCAGTTGCACGAGCTTCTGCAATTTTCGTGGGATTGAATCCCATAATCTGCATGAAAGACTCATACGCATTTACATCCTTTACAATCGGGACGCCGTCTTTAGTCGTAGCCCCCTCAATACCGTAGCGGATTCCCTTCATTAAATTGCGGGCGGTGACTGGCATCGCAGATTCAAAAGCCCGCTCATAATCCCCACTACCAAAATATTTAGCGGCTTGCTGATAGTTTTTGGTAAGACCATACGACGGCCCCATAAGCTGTTCCATGACAAACATTGGCAAACCGACTTCGGAAATACGCTTGGGGTCGTCCTTCCACAACAATCCACTAAAACCAGTACGAGAAGCGACATCAACCATAAATGCCTTATTCACGGCACCCTTGTATCCAAGATCTCTGAATGTCATGCGAACCCATGTGTCTGGATCAAACGGTTCGTCATCATCGCCGAACATATCAGCCATAAGCCGCGCCAATACCATAGCCGCTCCAGCAAGCGGCAGTCCCTGAATACCGGCAAATACACCACTCATGAGATAAACACCAGCAAGCTGCTTGCGGGCAATGTCACGAGTATCCTTATCTTCGTTCGCAAACGCGGCTTTGTACAAGCGCGAAACAAGATAAAGCTGGTTCAGCGCAAACCTCTTGTATAGGCCAATCACCCGACCAAAGCCGGATTGGAACAGCGTGGGGCCAAGGGCGGCATGACCAACACCGTGAGCGTCCTTAACCGAATCAACAGCGTATTGGATTGCTTTGCCTGTCTCCATCCCACTTTCTTTAGCCAGATTGAACGCGGCAATCGCAGTAATCTCTCGGTTAGCCCGCTCCGAATTGGTGAAGATCCAGCTAAGGCCATGCATGAGCTTGGCCTTCTTACCCGTATAATCAGAAGTCTGCGTCCTTTGCCTTTCACCAAGATCCACATTGCTTGCTGGAACCAAGGCACCACGATCCTTGAGTTCTTTATAAAGCAGCGCAAGTTCTCGCTGCTGCGGCGACAGGCCAGCAACTGGGTTACCGTTTTGATCAAGCAACGGCTTGCCATTAGGTCCAATAAAGGCCGTACGATCTGGAAGCGATACGCTGTTATTGTCGCGTCCACCACGGCGGAAATAATCACCATTAGCTTTGAGGAGCGCGGTATATGCCTTAGCCGCGCCAAACTTACCGGCTAGCATTGGATATACAACAATCGGGATCTGCGTCATATTGATAAGCGCAGACGATGGGTTAGCGACTAGTGTATTGAAATACGTGAATGTATTAAGCGCACCAGCAACCTTACTGAACGATGGATTGGTTACAGCCTCAATAGACTTTATGGTATTGGCTACAACAGAGGCAGCCATATTCGTGCCATCCTGCGTGGCCTCAGCGTCAAGATCTTGTTTAGCCTTATCAAGCTCAGACATGTGCGACAGTCTGGCAATCGAATTATTGAGTCTCGGCGCTACGTTTGAATATACCGTAAGCGCATCTTCCTCTGCGCCCAGTATGCCGAACAAACCTCCATCTCTCTTACGCGCACGGAACTGCTGACGAATAGAGTTAGACGGAAGGAACTTAAGGTACGCTTCGTAGACAGAATCGATTGTTGCCTTTGAAGCACCTTCTTTTTCTAGGGTCTTGATAATCTCTGCATACGCACCGACCGGCGGGATACCTTTTCGCAGATCGCTCAGTTTGGAATAATTCTGGAAATCAGTACCGCCTAGCTGCCTAGCTTGCGCCTGAGCAATATCTCTATCTCTCGGATTCTGGAATGCACGTACGACTAACTGACCGCTACTGTTAATATATTTGAGCCAGTAATCTCCCTTGCGGAAAAGAGGGAAGTAGACCCCCAGCTTCTCAGCTTCAAATGTTTTACGCAGCGCATCGAATGCACTCTTAGACATATTCTTACTAAGAGCTTTAAGGTATTCGTCGTGATACCTAGAATATTCATTACGCAATTCCCGATAGACCTGCCTAACAGGTTCGGGCAATGAATTCCATGAAGCAACCATTCTGTTCTTCACAGCGTTGATTTCTGCTTCGTCTGCCGGATCTACTTGAACAAGTATTTTCCCCGTCTCAGGATCGATCTGGAACAACGTGGAATTCATGACGAGCTTATTAAAAGTATCCAAGTGCTTTGAATACTTAGGATCCCGCATCACGTTATCCCATCGATTTATATTGTCTTCGATGCGGATCTTGCCCACGTTCGCCATAAAGATAAGATCTTCAAGAGATCGCTCAACTGTGGCTAATGAGGGCAACCTCTCCTTAAACGTCTGTACCTTCTGATGAATTGACATCAAAGGAAGAATCAGTTTTACAGCCCAATCAGGCATCTGGGAATAGATACCTAACAGCTTGTTGGCCGTCTGCGTATTTAAGACAGGCGACTTCTCAACCATATCCTTTACGCCACTAAGAATGCTCTTTGATTCTTGTGGAGCCGCAGTTCCCCCAACAGGAGGCTGCTCTGTTGGTTCTGGTGCCGCCGCTGCCTTAGCTTCTTGACGTAACTGCTCAAATCGAGCAACGCTTTCCGGAGCAGGCTCTGCACCGGGCTGGGTAACGGTAGTAGGCGGAACGGCAGGTGCCGCAGGTATTTCAGGAGCCGCAGTCTCTGCAGCCGGAGCGGCGCTTACAGGTGTTTCTACAGGTGTTTCTACAGGTGTTTCTACAGGCGGCGCTGCTTCTTCAACTTGCGGGGCCTGATTAGCCCGAGCAACAGCTTCCCGAATCCGCGCCACAGTATCCATCGGCTTAGCGGACTTCTTTACTTCAAGCCCCAGATCTCTAGCGACCTTATTGATCTTGTTGGGGAACATAGCAACGCCGCCCTTATCGACCGAGGCGATAAGATCCTCAGCCGCACGGAGTTCAGCAGGCTTCTCCGACTCCATAGGCTTAGCGGCCTGCGGGGCTTCGCGGATGACTTCTTCCGGAACAGTAGGCGTCGCAGCGGGAGTCTTTCGTTCGTTATAATCTGACAACCACTTGTTGAACTCTATTTTACCTTCTTCAGTAGCACGAGAAGGGATGCCGAGCGTGGCGCGAACTTGCGTTACCCAAGCATTGCGCTCATCGGACGGGATGAACTTGATATCCTGCTTTATCTGCTGGGCAACTTGATTGACCGTAGCGCCAGTGGCAAACAGATCTTCGATCTTATTAGTGATTCCAGCCTTGTCGGCTTGGTCCCGTGAAATCTGCGCGTTGCTATTTACCCAGCTATTAGGATCCGTGCCTACCTGTACGCGCGGGGCTTGATAAATTTCAGGAGCCGCTTCCGTCTCAGCAGGTTTAGGCGTTTCAGCAATCGGCGCAGCGGGTGTCGGAGCAACTTCTGCTTGTGCAGGCTTAGTGACTTCTTCCGGTTGGGCCGCTGTCTCAACTGGTGCTGGAGCAACACCTTCAGTAGGCGCAGGGGCGGCGGCACGGGCCGCTTCTTCAACGGGAGCAGCGGGTGCAGTTGGGGCTGCCTCTTCAGACGGAGGAGCTTCGGTTACCGATTTACCGGCTTCCTGCTCTGACATCTCAGTCCGAGTCTTGGCAAGCCTTGCGTATGCTTTATCAGACGCATTCTGAATGATGCCCTGCACACTACCGGCAGCACCACCAAGTACGAGCGCACCGATTGCGGCGCTCTTATATTCCTGCATCGCATCATCGTCAGTCAGGGATAGGCCAGCCTGCCAACGCTCTAACGCTTGCTGAGCAACTTCCTGCGGAACTTCAAACCCGGCACCTTTTACAAAGCCTATACCGGCTCGCTTACCGTAAGTAAGCTTCCCTTCTTCTGCTGCCTTTACAAGCTTAGCTGTGGCCTGCTCAGAAGCCTTAGCTCCCTCGTCACCAACAAACTTGCCCATTCCGGGGAAAAACTTAAACAGCTTCTTAAATACGCCGACTTCAAGGACATCAAGGCCAGACTCAGCGGCAGAAGCAATAGCAAGCTTGCCGAGATCTACGGGGTTGGGTTTCTCGCCCCGAGCAATAGCAGCTTTCTGTTCTTCGGCAAGACGAATAGCGTTCTGTGCCGCGTATTGAGCAGCACCCACCGTACCCGCAGCAGCAATGGCCGCGAACGGCGCAACAGGAGCCGCAACAAGAGCTTCAGATCCTGCTACTGCGCCAGCAGTTAGCGGCGCAACCATCTGGCCTAATGAGCCGCCAGCTAGTTCTTTAGTAGCTTCCCAGTAGTCCGCAAGAGACTTAGCCTTGTCATAGTCCATCCGAGCATACTTAGACTCATCAGCCTTAAGTAATGCTTCTCCAGCTTCGGGAGTCTTTTCTTTTAGAAATTTAGCAGCAGGTGCAGCAGTGCGGGCAAGCTGTGTAACCGCCTCTCCGAATGCTCCAGTAAACCCGGCCTTTTCCTTTTCAGGCTCCGGATACGGAGTCATGTAATAGCGCCGCTTTACATAGTCAACAGCATCATCTTGTGATGCCCCAGCGGGAGTGTCTACGTCAAAAACGCGACCATCCGGGCCGGTTACCGTAAATTTTGGCATTAACTACTACCTTCCGGTGACTGTAAATCCTGCGCCTGTTGGCATTCTGGCTAATGCTCTATCCATCTCAGCATTAAAATACTGCTCCCGCGCTTCTGGGCTTTTTAGATTATTGTAAGCGGCATCAAGCTCAAGTGATTTTCTGACAGCCTTTTCCGCATCCGAATATTGCTTAGCAGAAATTCTAGCCTGATTAACCGCCAAGGCCGGTGCGCCATGAGCCATCTGAAGATTACGGATTGAGTTCTCGGTCTTCTCAATTTCCGGAAGTAGTCGCGGGTCTTTGGTAAGATTATAAGCGCGTGAAAGATTCGCGTAGTCTCTTTCCAACCCCTTAACGCCTTCGTCTTCCCTCCGCATCTGAGCCTGAAACCGTAGATCAGCAGCCTGCTCACCACGCTTAGCTTGCGCCTCACCTATCACCAGCGCACGGACGTTATTATTTAGGTTATTGTACATTTCCGTATGGCGCTGCAGTTCCGCACGAGAATCGCGGTCAAGCTCCACATCTTCATCACGACGAGCCTTGGCGATATTAAGCTGGTCATTGCGGATCTGCTTACGGAGTTCGGCTTCCTTATCCTTGATAGCCGGAATAGCTTTCTGATATGCCGCACTTGTTTCGCCCAGAGCAGCAAGCAACTGATTAAAGGCACTCCCCGCCTGACCGGGACGGCTTACCGCCTGAAGACCTGTAGCCCAAGCAGCGCCCTTTGCGGCAGCCCTACGCTCTTCAATATCAGCCGCATTAGCTGTGCGATCTTCTTCTATACTCTTTTCATAGGCTTCAAGATACTTATTCGGCCCACGAGACTCCGAAATATCTTTTCTATATGCAGCCAAATCTTTAGGTTCAGCCTTTTCTCTAGCTGTGCGAAGGTTCTCCAATTCAGACTGAATAGTACTGTCGTAGGCCGACGTACCGGCTCCGCCATACGAGGGAGCGCTGCCCCGACCTAAGATTCGATTAAGTTCAGCCGCAGTAAGTGCAGATGCTTGTGGAGCAGTGGGTTGTCCGGCAGCAGATGTGGGCGCGGCTTCTCCAGCCACAGCGGGGAGACCGAATCTAGAACGATACTCACCCAGACGACCAGACTGCTGCACAGCCTGCTTACGCCTCCTGAGAGCAGAAACCTTATCCTGTAGTTCTCGCTGCACCATCTTAAGCTGCGGGTCAGCGTAGCTAACGCCGCCATACGGGCCAAGCGCATACTGCTCAGACATCGCCTTCTTAAGATTATCCTCCGCTGCGCCCAACTCATTCTCATCCTCGTCCGTCCACTGCGGCGTATCAGCCTTAACTTCAGACCCAGTTGGACCCGCGAACGCAACAATCCCGCCCGTGGCGTAGGCCCGCTCATTACCTACATTCTCTGCAGGCAGCGAACTAATCCCACCTTCTATCTGACCAAGCTGTCGCTCCATATCCTGAGCAACGGTGCCCTGCGGAGGCTGAGCCGGGGGTAATTTGCTCTTCAGATAATTAATCTGCGCCTGCATCTTAAGAAGGCTATCAAGAGAAACAAGCCCAGCACTCTGCGCGGGAGACGGCTGCTGCATAGGATTCGGAAACCTATTCTGCTCTGCCATCATGGCGCGGCCACTATCGCTGAAGATAGGATTATACATAAGCGTTCCTGACCTTACTTAAAGATCGAACCAAGACCGCCAAACATCGCGCTGCCACCAAGCATAGCAAGCTGATTAAGCGTACTAGGAGGAGCCTCATAGGTAGACCGCGCTCCAGATCCCGCCAACGGAGTTCCTCGCAGAATATCCGACATAAATCCAAGCTGCTTGTACGGCATATTAAGCTCATCCAGATACTGCTGGTACTGCGCCGAAAGGGGCTGCTGCTCAATCGCCCGGATATCCGCACCCGCAGCCTGCTGGAGCTTATTGATATCAACGCCCTGCTGGAACTGCTGCTGCCCCAGACCGCCGACTACATTGGCCCCGCTAATAGCTTGTCCCAGACCCTGCAATCCAAGATTGGCCCCAAACTGCATGTTCTGCAGCGCATTCTGGTAGGCGTTCTGCAAGCCCGTCGCCTGAATACCTTGAAGCTGATTGCCAAGATTACGCTGGGCTTCGGACTGCATCAGGGCCGACCGGGTACCACCAAGTCCACCAACCCGTGCCGCACCGGCACCGAGCGTAGGAAGCGCCCGACCATAATCCGAGATCGCCTGTTGCTTCTGAACATCCACTACGTTCTGCATATACGGAGACATATATGCCTGTGTAGCAAGCGGATTAGTAGCCATTCCGGCGTATTCCTGTCCTGCTCCCAACCCTGTCGCACCGGCCAATCCAGCAATTCCGGCGGCTTGCGTAGTAAGCCCAGAGGGGCGCATACCATACAAGGTATCCCAAGCCTGTTGCTGCATCGGGTTAATACCCGCATACATCTGGCCGCCATAAGGCTGATAACGGTCAAAAGATGTGTTATATGCCCTTTGCAAAAGGGACGCCATGTATGGCGCAGCATACTCAGGAATAGTTGTCTGAGTTATCTCTGTTTTAGTCGGAGAAGCGGTAGTTGGGTCAGCCATCATGCCTCCTAAACGGGCAGGAACTTGCCGGGATTAATTTTCCGGCCTTGTTGCTTTGAGCCAGTACGGGCTTTACGAACCCGGTCCATCATGTTGTAAAGATGCTTCGCCCCTGCCTTGGTAGACCCATTTCCGAGATGGGATACTACATCAGCCGGAACCACGAATTCGCCATCTGCCAGCGCGGCCCGCTGAGGCTTCGCCCCCTTAATCACGGCAGGGATAGAGTCGGACATGCCGTCTCCCGGCCCATCGAGCAGATGCCCACCCGCCCTGTATTCTGGCAGCGAGGCAATCCCACCACTAGCCATTTTCGCGGGCTGGGTTATTCCTACCGGCTGCTGCGAACCCGCTGTCCACAAGCGACGATAGTAATCCTTCATTTCATCCAAAGATGCGGGCTGGAATGACCGTATATCTGCACCAGCGGCTGGGGTGCCGGGTTTCCAAACAAGACTTTGCGTAATGCCCGGAGTAACGGGGGCTGTAGTAGTAGGAGGAGGCAATCCGCCGCCCGGAATTCCACCAATCGTAGTTCCGCCACCACCAATCGTAGTTCCGCCACCACCAATCGTAGTTCCGCCACCGTCACTACCGTCACCACCGTCATCAATATTACCAGTAAAAGTCGTCGGAAGAGGCGGAACAGGAGGCAGCGGGTTATACGGCGGCAGAATAATCGGAACCTTCTTGCCACCATCTCCAGTTACTGTAACCGTCTGCATACTATCGTCACTACCGTCACCACCGTCATCAATATTACCAGTAAAAGTCGTCGGGAGATTAACAGGAGTCAGCGGGTTATACGGCGGCAGAGTAATCGGAACCTTCTTGCCACCATCTCCAGTTACTGTAACCGTCTGCATACCATTATCTTCAATAACATTCCCTTCGTCATCAAAAATAATACTAGGAGTCGTCGGGAGAGACGGAGCAGGAGTCAGCGGGTTATACGGCGGCAGAGTAATCGGAACCTTCCTGCCATCCGTTCCAGTTACCATAATTGTCTGCATTCCCCCAGTATTAGTTACGTCGGGTTGTGCAGTAGTAGCGGTGCTGGGCACCGTGCCTTTTCCGCTGGGATCCCATACCCATTCACCATTTTCATCAAAATATCCTTGGGAATATTCCGGAGCCAAGCTTTCACCGGTCGATTTCGGCCTATAATTGCTTAAATAATCGTAGACAGTCTTACCCAAAAACGGATTTATAGCTCCGGCAAGGATTCCTGCTGCAACCGGATGCCTGCTTCCCGTAATAGCAAGAGTCTGAAGGTCGGGATGCGCGTCTATAAAATCGCTAACTTTGTTCCCAACATATTCTTTAGCGCCAGTATAGGCGTCTGTTACATAATCAAGCGGGTATTTATAACTAGCAGCGCCCTCCGTAGGAAGCCCCATAGCCTTTAGAGTGCTTTCTGGAGTCCCCATTTCTGAAAGTGGAATACTGGTTGCGCCGTCTAAAGCACTCGCATCCCAAGCAATATTAGAAGGATTTTCGACTTGTTTTCCAGTAACTGGATCAACATAGACAGTCCAATTAAAATTAAGAAAATCAGGCGACATGCCCATATAAGGATCTGCAGCGGCATTAGCTACGGCATCATATGAACCCCAGCTACCTCGCTGTGTTCTTACATCTTGATTACCTTCTGGAGCGCCGATGTAACCCTTACTCACAAAGTGCTGAACTCGCCCGCCCTCTTTAAATCCACGATCTTCTTCATCTCTATAGTCGTAAGGATTAATTGGCGTAGCAAGCACGGCAGAAGGTGTCTGTTGAACAGTCTGCGTAGGCTGAACATTTTGCTGAGCCATAGTGAGGCCCGGAAAAGTGGTCGTATAAGGTCCGGGGATAAACCCGCGATTTAAGAAATACGGTTGGCCCGGTTCGCCAAATCGGGGATTACGAACGCCGGGGCTAAACACATCCCCAGAGAACTTCCAATTTCCCGCAGTGCCGGCAGTCGGAAGAGGTTTGGCGGGTTCTGCAGCCTGTGCGGCAGAGATCGGGGCTGTAGCCGCCATGATGCCCATCGGCCCGAGAGTGTTATATGCAGCCTTAACACCTTTCTCAAGGCCCATATTATAGAGCGCCTTAAGTCCTCCACCGATATTCTCAAAGCTAACTTTACCTAATCCCTGCCTAAGTACGTCCCTACCGCCTTCTCTAGATGCAGCAAGCGTATCAGTCACGCCTTGCTTAGCGCCTTCTCCTAATCCAGCCAGACCCTGAGTAAGCGTCGCCCCGCCATATGCACCAAGACCTGCCATCAAACCCTTTTCCAAACTTCCGCCGAGAATAGCGGTTCCGCCACCAATAGCAAAAGCGGACTGAAGTGGGCTAAATCCAAGATATGATCCAACGGCACCGAGCGCGGTGGGGGCAATCGCCTTCAAGAACTTACCCAGACTAAACGCCTCCGGCAGCCCAGTATGCGGATTAATGGTCAGAGTATGCCCGTTAGCTTCGGCAAGGCGCTGAAGGGACTGCACCTCATCCGGGGACATATGGACAAGCGTGGTATCCCCATGCCGACCAAGGGAGGCCAGACCGTGTGCCGTTATATAATTCTGCATACTTCCCTCACCGAGCAAAGCCCTTGGATAATACCACTATTGCGTCAAATCATAAAAGCTGATACAGCCAACCCCGTCCCCTTTGGTGGCACCGGATATGGTCCGAACCCCTAGGGTGTAGATATCGCTGACTCCGGCCAAAGATGCGCCAAGCTGCAGGTCCCAATTATATCCTGCTGGGGAAACCGTGCTGGCCTGTCCACCGCCGCCGCTGTTGGAAATATACCCAATCTGGCATATCGTGCCAGCAGCCGAAATAGCCGTGGCGGTTACGTCATACTCTACATTGGCGTCGGATCCCACCGCTCCCCACGAAGCCCCAGTCAGGGTCGGGTTCTTAATCAGCGCGATCTCGTAATTCTGCAGCGTCGTCGGCTGGAATTGTATCTGGCTTGGAATAACCACCGCTCCTAGGGCACCCGAGGCCAACCGTATAGATACAATAGGATAAAAATTAGCCGTCGTGTCAATATTATTAAAGGCCGTAGTACGCCGCGCAATATGGCTAATTGACTCCTGCTGGTACCCGCCTTCCGATATGACCGTCGAACAGATCTGCTTCAGCGAAGCCGCCATAGCCGAAACAGACGTAATCTCGTAACGCATCGGCAGAGTCGCCGTGGTCATATATACCGAGGTTATATCGTTCGCATTATTAAACGTGTGGCATACATAAAATACGCCGTTAATAACAAACCCACAGCGAACCGAGCCTACGCCCAGCCACTCAAAGTCCATCCACAGAATCTGCGCCTTGGTTGGGTCAAGAGTTATACCGCTGGGGCCGGTACCGTTTAGCTTGTCCCCATTCCAGTCCGCCTGATTAACCGTACGGGCATCACTCACCGAACCCGTCACGTAGGAACGAAGTACGAACGAGAACGTGCCGTCTACACGCTGAAAGAAGACACCGTTCTGACTGTTGAAGTAACCAACGCGCTGTGTGAGATCGAGGCTGTTGTTGCTATCCATCACGAACGTAGCAAGAACCAGAAGGCTTTTACCCGGCTGATACGGCATTGAGCGATAGGACTGCCGAACAACAGATCCCGCACCGCCGGAGGTGACCTCCATCTTCACAGCCGCTTCATTGGTCAGGAACGATGTCGTGCCTGTGCCGGTCGTAGCCGTGTTGAACTGATTATCCGCTGCGTAACGGTTCTGGCTGTCAAACAGGGTATATGGCTGGGAAATCTGCAGCCGTCCGAACGCATCCGTTGAAGTAGGCGGGAATTGTACATAGATCGGGTTATTCGACCCAGACCCATACGGCGGATAAACTGTGATCGTCATGTAGCGATACCGCCCGTGATGCTGATTGCGCCTCCGGCAGCGGAAGCCTTGACCTGAATCGTGTCGCCCTCGTTAAGAATCTGCGAGCCTGTCCACTGCACCGTCGTGTAGGCCGGGACATTCACGTTGTAAAACAGCGCGTTGGCTGTAGTGGGCGAGTTCGTGGCCGGAACAAGATTGACGTAGACGGTAAAGGCAGAGCTAGTGGTGTTGCACAGATCAATGTCCTTCACGTAGACGCGGCTGTTTGCCGGAGCCGTATAAATAATTACGTATGCCGTCGTGAACGGCGCTTGTGTCAGCTTGGCACCAACGATGCTTTGGAATGCCATTAGAAGCTACCCTCGCTCAGCCAGTTCATAACCGAGGCCGAGTACGCCGTCTGAATAAGCGCAGCGTTGGCGTTATCCACCTGAGTGAAGTACAGACGAAGCTGGTTGGTCATCATGTCGAAATACTGCTTGTCGTAGTCGGCGGGGGAAAGCCGGATGTTAGGACCTTTGGAAGGAGCGATGTTATCCATTACCGTCTCCCATCCGGGCGAATATCAAGGCGCATCGCACCCATCTGCCACATCACGCCAACATCTGCCGAAGCCATGCGGAAGGCCATCTGCCGTCCTCGAATACGGGTATAAACAATCGGAGTGTACGCCGTATTATCCTGAGAGTTAGTCACACCGGTTACGGTCGGAGAGGGAGCGACTTTGTACGTGCTTCCTGAAGCATCTCTTGGGCGAACCGTAATATAAGCAACCGGATTGATAGACTCCGTTGACCCAGTAAAGGTCAAGTCAGGCACTACACGCCAGACAAACGCAAAGTGGTCGCCATCTCCAATGTCGAAGTCCGAGGACTCAATAAAAGCGGCAATCGCCTGCGTACCGGTCGAAGCAGTATTATCATCTACCCCATACTCATGGTAGATAACTTGGTTCGGTACGTAGTAAGAGACGGTCGAATACGCAATATGGCTCGCCGCCGTCGTACCATTAATACCACGAGATAGTCCGGTCAGCGTGTTCCCTGTAACGCCGGAATAAGCTATCTGCTCCGAGTCGATAATAATCACGCCTGAGTTTGGATAGGACGTAGCATTAAGCAGAGTAATCGTCGCATCGGTGCTACCAATCGCGTCTGTCAAATACGAAGTCTCCACACCAAACGCGGCCATCGGATAGGGCCGAAGCGGAGAGTCCAGCCACGCCGTACGGTTCAGCGAGCCGTAGTACCACAGATTCTCGACGTAGTTATAAATAATATAGCTATCGTTCGCATTGCTGCCCGCCGACGGATAATGCCACCAGACTTCATTGAAGCCCTCGTTGGATCCGCAGGTTACCTGATAAAGCTGTGATTGATTAATATTATCGAACACCCATCGGCGCAGGGAGCAGGGCAGTGTATTAACCGTACCGTTATACGTAAAGAACTTATCCATGCCCATCCAGAACGCCATGTTGTTCACGGTCACGGCAGCATTCGGACCAGCAATCGTCACGTTGTCCATGAGCAGGGTGAAGCCCCAGACATACGGAGGACCAAGATACTGCATGGAGAACAGCGCGGCGTCGGACCAGACTAGGATTTCCTGACGCATATTCTTGGCACAGACAAGATATGACCCGTTAGCCAGATGCTGCTCGCCTGACTGGTTGAACGTAGTCGGTACAAAATCCCACGGGTTATCCTGATCGGACCAGCGAACCAGCATAGGATCGAACGTGCTGCTGGAATTGGTCGGGTCGTAGGGATTAGCGCCAAGGCAGATATTAAAATGCTGCGCGTTGGATGCCGTTATTGAGTTGGCGTTGTTGGGTACAAACTTACCGGCGTAGCTGAAATTAACCGTCGTGCCAGAAGTAATATTGCCAGTCAGGTTGGCAGACAGCGTAATCGTAGATCCAATAACTGACGTAACTGTGGTGTTTGCCGGAATACTACCGCCGTCCGTTACTACTGACCCGATATCTATATAATCCGTGTTGTCCGAAATGGTCAGCGTATTAGTGCCGCTTGTCCCGACCACCAGCGTAGAACTGAACTTGGTTGTGGTGTTGGCCTTGGCGTTGAGCGTAACTGCACGGTTAAAGGTCGCAGGATCAACGTACGTCCAGTAATAGACCGGACCACCGCGCGGATTAAAAACTAGATCCTGCTGGTAATTATCGGCAGACCACAACCGAAGCTGCTGGTTATAAGTAATGGTGCCAAGACCAGAACCGCCCCAGCCTCCGCTACTCCAGCTACCACCACCCCATCCGCTTCCAGCGACATAAGTAGGCGCACCGGCAGCAAGCTCATAAGAAGCCGTTACACCCGTGCCTCCCGTAGCCGTACTGGTTGCAATACTTGGCGCTAAGACCTGATAGGTGTTGACATCAACAATATTAATAATTTCAAACTGTTCGCCTGCAACGGAAGCAATCGTAACGCCGCCTACCGTAACTGTTCCAGAATAGGTGTAATTAACAAGCGTACCAACCGTCTGCCCATGTAATGTATGGGTTACCGTAACAAGCAGGCTATTTATATTCGTAGAAAAGGGAGTAGCGCCTAGCGTCGTCGTGCTGGCAATCGGCGTGATGTCATTATATGAAGAACCAGCAGAGTTCTGGATGTAATACTCTTGGTTCGTGCCAACACCTAGCAGGTTCTGGGAATCGAAGGTTACCCAGTTAAATAGGCTACGCGGTACTCCATAAAACGAATAATTAGGGGCTTGGTTAGTCCAGCCACCAAGCTTTTCCGGAGAGCCAGAGCGGAAACGGATCTTATTGCAATTATAAAATCCACCCTCGTTCATATACGAGGTGGTCTCCTTGTCGATCCCCGGCTTGAATACGATCTTTTGTAAAGGCATTAGAATTCCGCCGTGTCCATAATCTGAGCCAGCAGCCCGCCGATCTGGTCCACAAACTGCTCATCTCTGGCAAGCCTGTGCGACATTGTATCCAGCATTGCATGCATGGCCTCGTGCCAGAAGGTATGGCGGAGTTGGGTGCGAGGCTGACGCATTAACCAGATTTCGTTCTTATCTGGGTCCCAAAAAGCTAGATCATCTTTATACTTCCAGTCCTTTTTGTCAATAATCCGTACAGATACGGTATGCGAGAGCAGTTTAAACGACTTTGGTACACGGCGCATAATTACACCTTTGCCAAGAATAATGCCCGTTCGTCCCCCCGTCGCTTGACCAAACCGGGAAGGACTTTACCCCCTCCCCGCACGTATTTTAAGAACTCCTCCGCCGCGTCTTCGATTTCGCCCCGATTATACTTGGCCCGGAGGGTGGAGCGCTGGAGGGTGCCTAGCCCCACATTGAAGCTAAAGCTGACCAGTGCATCGAATTGACCTTGATGATTAACAGCAGCAGGGCAATATCGGGCCACGCCCTGCTCAAACCGACCAAGATCTTTAGCAAGTAGAGCATCGACTTCTTCCATCGTAAACGGACGGGCATCCTCTGGCTGGATCGGAAACGCAGCACGTTCTTCCAGCTTCATACGACCCTGCCCCGGATACATTACGTGCCCAACACCAACCGTCCATAGCAATGCGGGGCAACGATAAGGCCGGAGCCTAACGCCCTCGTGATGCTTGATCATGTCGATGGCAGCGGGGGAGGCTTTCACCGCTTTCGCCTGCGATTTTTGGCTGTCACAACTGTGAATGTCAGGGAAATGATGGATAGGCAGATATTAAGCGCCGTCTCACCTACTACCCCCAAATTAGCGTAAGACAGCGGAAATTCATTTCCAAAAGCGTATCCAAGAAGGATCGTAATTGCGGTCAGCAAGCAGGACAGTCCAGCGTACCAAAGCGGTGTGATGTGCCACCTTGGTAATTTGGTGCTATGCAGAACAACATATAACGCACCCGTGAATATGCATAGGTGGCAAAGCAAATTCAAAAACAATGCGTACTCATTGATCGTGTGAGTCATTTGCGCTTGCCTTTTACCTTGTTGACCAAGGTTACGATGTCTGTTTTTTCGTTTTGCTTAAAAAAGTTGGCAACAGCCCCCAAGAGACTGTAAGCAACGAACCCGACTATCCCTCCGCTCATCAGTTGCATTTCCCAATCAACTTCAAGCCCAACAACCCGCAAAACGGGATCTGCAAATATGATGGCGCTGCCAGTACTCATCGCGCCACGCATAAATGCCTCAGAGATACTTCGTGGCTTAATAAACGACATCATGCCTGCGCCGCCAAAAAACCCGCCTATTGCGCTGGCAATCTTGA